AAGGGCAAGAATATCAAGGCGGCCCAATTGATATAATCAATAATTTAGACTCTTATATACAATTAAACAAATCAGGCACTCTAGTCGGTTTTACGACCCTCTCAAGTGCTGTTGGCCAGTTTGATCAAACTATATCTGTAAAGGATACAACAGGATTTCCAGATAATTATGGATTACTAAAAATAGATGATGAAATAATTACATACACTGGATTAACAACAAACTCATTTACTGGATGTATTCGTGGATTTAGTGGCATTACTTCTTTCAGTAATCCTGATGAACCAGAAGAATTTGTATTTTCATCATCTAAGGCAGGAGCTCATGCTGTTGGTGTTGGAACAAGTGGTGGTCAAGTTCATAATTTAAGCAATTTATTTTTAGAAGAGTTTTTAAAGAAGTCTAAAAAGCAATTTTTACCTGGTTTTCAAAAAGATTTAACTCCTACATTAAATCAACCACAATTTATTCGTCACTCAAAAGACTTTTACAATTCTAGAGGAACTGACGAATCATTTAAATTACTATTCAAGTCATTATATAACGAAGAAGTTGACATTGTTAGACCTGCCGACTATGTAATCGCACCATCTGATGCAAACTATAGAAAAACTCGTGATTTGATAGTTGAAGCGATTCAAGGTGATCCAATGGATCTTGAAAATAAAACACTATTTCAAGAACCGTTTGAAAACTTAGCTAGAGCATATGGCCCTGTGTCAATGGTTGAAAGAGTTAGAGTTGGTCTTTTAACTGAAACTTATTATAAAGTCAGTATAGATGCATCTTTTGGAACAGGTAGTTCTGACGAGTTACTTTATGGTAACTTTGCTGTTCATGCCAACTCTAAAAACGTTGGTGCAGTTGGAGCAGCACAGACATTTATCGATGTAGACTCAACTATAGGTTTTCCTGATAATGGAACTTTAACATTTAAATATCAAAATGGAACTACAGGAGTTTGCACATATTCTAGTACTAACATTACACAGTTTTTAGGTATAAGCACAACTGGTATAACCACTACTATACAGGATGCTACAACAATTAGGCAGAATACCTATGTTTATGCCTTGGGTCAAGCAAACAGCACCGCAGGGGTCACTACAGACGGCATACGTTGCAGAATAACAGGTGTATTAGGTGGTATAGAACTTCCTAATACTTTCTATCAAAGAACGGGTGCAAAAATAAAACTTAAGTCTTTAGGTAAGATAGCGAAGGTAACTGATTTTCAATCAAATAACTGGTTATTTAATATCCAACCAAAGTATAATGTAGACAGTATTACATTACAAGATGCCTCAGGCCCAACTTATGAAGTAACCACAAAAGATTTTCATAGAATAAGGATAAATGATGTAATAACAGTTCAAACCTCAACTGGAGATTTAACTGGTAGTTATGTTGTCACTGATGTTTTATCAGATGAAGCTGGATCTCAACCAAATAAAATTAGAATGCAGGGATCTGCTATATCTGCAAGTAATCTTTCAGCAGTTCTTTCAATAAGAAAACTTCTTTCAAAACCAAATTCAGATGGAAGTGGTGTAGATGATAACCATACACATTTAAATAATTTTACTGCTAACATTCAAAACATTTATATGGAAGAGGTGGGTTATGCACACACTCTTTCTAAACTTAAAAATCTTATCGCCTCTAACTCCGTACCAACATATGGATCAGATCACAAGTTAAATCCAAGTACTCAAAAAATTAGATTATCTGGAACTTTTACTGGTGGAGACACAACTATCGCAATTACGAGTGGAGATAATGATCACAATTTCTTTAGTGGTGATGCTATTTACTATACACCACAAAAAGATGATGATGGTGGTGTAACAAGTTTTCTTTTTAGTGAGGGATTATACTTTGTAGAGCGTGTAGATAAAAATAACATAAAATTAGCAAAATCCAGATCAAATTTATATAATGGTAATTATCAAAAAGTATCTGAATCTACTGTTACCACAACGATTACAAATAATACTTTTGAAAAATATGAATTTCATAGAAAAATAGTTCAACCACAAAAACTGTTTAGAGAAATTGATATGCCAGTTTATGATGGCAAGAAATATAAAACAAGAATTGGATATAATGGTATTTTAATTAACGGTGTTGAAGTATTAAGTTATAAGTCTCAAGATCTTTGTTATTATGGTGATATTAAATCAATTGACGTAACTGGTGGTGGTAGAAAGTATGATGTTATAAATCCACCTCAATTAGCGATCAATGATGGTGTAGGAGCAGGTGCTACTGGGTATGTTGCAACTAGAGGTAGTTTGCAAGAAATATTAGTTCAAGATCCAGGTTTTGATTATCTTGATATTCCAAAAGTAACAATAAGTGGGGGAAATGGAAGTGGTGCTGTGGCAGAATGTAAAATGGTCACTGTTCCTCATCAAGTGGTATTTAACTCTGGTTCAGGATCTCAAACTATAGTTGTAAAAGGGTCTGATGATTTCAACGTAGGATTTTTAACTTATCATAAGTTTAGAAATTATGAACAAGTTATATACGATACTTTTGGAGAAAAAGCGTTAGCAGGATTAAGCACTGGTGCAGTGTATTATGTTAACACTAATACCCCTACTGGAATGACAGAAATTGATACATGGGTAGGGTATGCAGGAAATACTTGGTATCCACAAAAAACAATTAGACTTCATAGAAATTTAGATGAAGCTGTTGTTGGTATTAATACCATAGCATTTACTGCTGCTGGTGAAGGAAACCATCAGTTTAGATCTTTTAAAGGTAAATCTCAAGTTGGTAGTATAAATGTATTAGAATCAGGAGAGGGATACGAGAACAAACTTAAAACATGTGAACCAACTGGTATTAATACAGCACTTGATAGAATCACTATTGGCAACCATGATTATAAGACAGGTGAGATTGTAACTTATACTCCTGATGCTGGTGGAACTGCTATCGAAGGTCTTTCAAGCGATAAAAAATATTATGTATCTGTCATCGATGAAAATACATTTAAATTATCAAATGTAGGTGTTGGAACAACTGCAAAAGATTACTATTTTAAGACAAGACAATATCAACGTTTAAACTCAATTGGAGTAGGAACTCATAGTTTTAATTATGATCCAATTACAGTAAAAGTAGAAGGTATCGTTGGCATAAGTTCAATAGAAGGTAATACTTTCCAATGTATTCCTCAACCCCTGTTTAGAGGTGAAGTTACATCTGTTCACTTAACAAATGGTGGTGTTGGATATGGTGCATCTGAAATACTTAACTTTAACAGACAACCTAGAGTTGACTTATACAGTGGTATAAGTGGTGAATTATTACCCGTTGTTGCTAATGGTCAAATTATTGATGTCGCAATTCAAAATACAGGTCAATCTTATAATACACCACCTAGTATTTCAGTTACAGGTATTGGAACGGGTGCTGAGTTAGTTCCAGAGGTGGTTGATGGTCAAATAAGATCTATCAAAATTATTAAGGCTGGAGTTGGATATGGTGCGTCTACCACATCACTTAATGTCATTGCTGCTGGTGAATTTGCTATTTTCAATGTTAATTTAAAAACATGGCAAGTAAACGAGGTTAAAAAGAACTTTACAAATATTGATAGTTCTGATGTATTCATAGAAAAACCAACACAACTTAGTCGTGAATTACAATGCTCACATGCATATGCACCAAGAGGTTTAAGAAAGGTTGTATATCAAAATAATTCAGATGGAGATCCATTAGTTGGAACTAGAGATCTAACTTTATCAAGTGGTGTAGAACAAAATAGAACACAACATTCACCCATTATCGGTTGGTCATACGATGGTCTTCCAATATATGGCCCTTATGGATATGAGAAAAGCACTGGTGGATCAGTAACTCAACTTAATTCTGGATATTCTGTTGACCTAAAAACTAACAGACCTCCTACAAGTGTTTTTCCTCAAGAATTTTTTGTAGAAGACTTTACATGGAATAGTAATACTGATGAGAGTTATCTTGACGAGAATAATGGAAGATATGGTATAACCCCAGAATATCCAAACGGAACATACGCATATTTCGCCACTCTTGAATCAACAGTAACATCAGATTCTAGTGATCCATTTAACAACTTTAAAAAACCAAAGTTTCCATATTTAATAGGTGAAAACTTCAACGCTCAACCAAATGAATTTAACTTCTTATCTAAGAGTAATCAAGATGAAATCAACCTTAACGAAACGGGTTGGGTAAGAAACACTGAACCATATGAATTACTTCAAGATGATAGTTCTTATGATTATGTAAGTCAATCATATAAGTATGTTACTCAAGAGGGTTCTATTGTTTATGCTTCAGAGGGATCTGTAGAAAAAGTTGGTATTGTAACTGGAGGTTCTTCATATCAGGTTGGTGACAAACTTGTATTTGAAGAAAAAGTTGCTGAGAACTTTGAAACAGTTGCAAAAGTATCTAGAGTAACAGGGCCTGGTATTGGAACTATATCAGTTACTAACACAAAATTACAAAACGTCGAGTTTTATCCTTCAGATGAAAGAGGAAAATTTGTCGGTATTCACACCACACCATTAAATTTAACAAATGGGGATAAAGTTTTTGTATCAGGAATGTCAACGACTAGTTCTAGACTTGGCCAAAAAACTTATAGTATTGGAATATCATCATCAAAACTAATATTATCTGAAGATGTACCGAAAGTTTCTGTTACTGGATTGGTTACATTCTTTAATGTTCAGGGTAAATTACCTTCTCCAAATGCAAATCTCAACAGTCTCAATTTGAGAGAGAATGATATTTTAAAAGTTGGAATTGGTGGAACTTTTGAGACAGTTAAATTATTAAATATAGACTCTGCTAATTCTAGGATAAGAGTATTAAGAAATCAAAATGGTGTAGATGACAGCACTGGCATTGGAGCAACTCACCCAATAGGAGCAGTAATAGAAGAAGATCCTAGAAAATTTAAGATTGATGTTGGTTTTACTACAACATTTGATAATGAAGTTGATTTTGAATATTATTTTAACCCTGTAGAATCTGTAGGTGTTGGAACAACTGCTGGGCCTGGAATAGGAACAACAGCTACAATTAGTAATCCTGGTGGTGGAAGAAATTCAGTATTCATACCAACAAGATCTATATTCTTACCAAATCATAAATTTAAAACTGGAGATCAGGTAACATATCATAGAAATGGTGGTAATCCCATAGGTATCGCAACTAACCGTGTTAGAGCTAATTTACTTGCATCAGGTAATAACTTAGTTAATCTAGGTGCAAATCATAATACAGAATTTATGCCACTATTTGTAGCTAAATTATCTGATGATCTAATTGGTTTATCAACTGTTAGAATCGGTGTTGGAACCACTGGTGGTGGTATAGATCCAGAGGATGTATTTACTGGTGTTGGGCATACTATCAAACAACAAAGTTTAGTATACTTTACAGGTATCGGAACTGGCACTTATCATAGTTTTAGAAGAAAATATGATGACACGGTAACAGGATCGATAGAGAAAAACTTAATCACTGTATCAACTGCTAGTAGTCATGGTTTAGGTCATAATGATAGAGTCTTTTTATCTGTAAATGCTGGTATTACTACGACTGTTCCTATCAAATACAATAAAGCAAATAGAAAATTAATTGCAAGAACTTTAGATTTTACCGCATCTGGTATTACCACTTCAGGATCTATAATTAATGATCCTGGCTCAATTGAAATAGTTAATCATGAAATGGTTACTGGTCAAAGAGTTATTCTCACAGCGAATACAGCAATAGCTGGTTTAACTAATGATGAAGAGTATTTTGTATATGTTGTTGATAAAGATAAAATTAAATTATGTGCTAATAGATTTGAAACAAAACAAAGTAGACCTAAGTTCGTTACAGTTGGTAGTGCTGGCACTGGTGGAGTATTTAATTTAGTTAATCCACCATTAGAGTTTTATAGAAATGGAACTGTAGTGTTTGACTTATCAGATCCATCTTTATCATTCATTAAAATTACAGACACTCTACCTGCATTTGATTTAGAACTCTATACGGATTATAATTTTATTCATGAATATACATCAAATGAAAAGTCGTCAACATTCAATGTAAGTAGAAGTGGAACAGTTGGTATAGATGGAAAACTAACATTAACATATAATCAAAATACACCAGATGTACTTTATTATAACTTAGTTGCAAATACATCTACTGATAATCCTGATATAAACAAAGAACTTGTTTTAGATAGAGAAATCATAGGAAACAATTCAATATCATTCAAAAATAGTCGTTATGCAGGTCAGTTTAATATTCTTGCAAATTCGACAAATACATTTACATATGATTTAGATAGATTTCCTGAAGAAGAATCATATACAAGTTCAAGCACAACTATTTTAAGTTATAATACCACATCTAAAACTGCTTACGGCCCAATAGCAGCAGTTTCATTATCTGAAAAAGGAAAGGGATATACTAGATTACCTGGTGTATCCACTGTAACCTCTGACACAGGAACAAATGCTATTTTAGAGGCATCCAGCACATCTATAGGTGTTCCTCAAACTACTAAAATTGATAATATTGGTTTTGATTACCCATCAGATTTTACATTAAGACCTCAATCAAAACTTCCACAAATTATTAAAATTTCAGCACTATCTGGTTTAAAGCGTGTTGGAATTACATCTTATGGTAGAGGGTATAATCATCCACCAACATTAGTTGTTCTTGATGGTCTTACTAGACAAAAAGATAATGATGTTGATTTAGTCTATAATTTATCAACCCCTGATACACCTGGTTATGTTGATATTATTGAAAACACTTATGGTTTATCTAACGTAACTCCTATTATTGTTCCTGTTAATAATCCTAACGGAATTAGAGTGACAAATCTTGTTTATGATTCATCTACAGAAACTGTTGCTGCAACATTAAAAGTTACTTACAGTCTCGCACCAGAATTTCCTATAGAAGTGGGTGATAAACTCTTAGTTGAAAATGCTAGTGTTGGAGTTGGATCAACAGGAAAAGGATTTAATTCTGATCAATATGATTTCAGAACTTTTGAGGTTACACAAGTTCATCAGAATTTAGGTAACGTTGGTATAGTAACTTACAGCATGGCTGGTTTAGTTGCAAGTGGTGAAGTAACTGGTACTTTTGATACTACTCTATCATCAGCAATATTAGTAAGGGAAAGAGATTTTCCACAATTCTCTGCTGAATTGCAACCTAACACATTTAATACAAAAGAAACATTAGTTTCTGAAACTAGTGTTGGCCCTGTTTCTGGTGTTGTTGCAGAATATGATCCTGCAAGTCAATGGTTAACCATAGAAGCAGCTAGTGATTTTGAAGTTGGTAAACTAATTGAATCTGAAGTGACAGGTGCAAAAGGAACTGTATCTGACATAATTCTTACTTTTGATACTAATTTCTTAGTTGATTATTTCTCAATGGTCAATAATGGATGGGAATATGAAACAGGTTTCTTAAGCAACGTATTACAAGTAACTCATGATAATGAATACTATCAAAGGTTTGCATATGCGATTAAATCCAGAGTATTCATGGATAAATGGAAAGATATCGTTAATACTTTAACTCATACTGCAGGATTCCAAAAGTTTAGTAATCTTCAATTAGAATCAACTTTACCAGTCGCTCAAAAAACAGATTTAGTGGTAGGAACTGCTGGAACTGTAACTGGTGTTATTGATTTAATCGGAAATGAAAGTTTGCATGTAGTTAATAACTTTGATTTGGCCACAGAGAATTTAAAATCAAGATCTCCAGCTTCTGGTAATCTTTCTGATGAAATCACCTTCCAAAATAGAATTTTAATTGACTACGCTGAATCTGTAGGAAATAGGGTTATTACTATCGATAACATTAGTGATCAATTTAATGATTTGCCAAGAACAACAGCTTTCTCTGAGGTAGGTAGATTTGCTATTGCTGGTAATAAAGAGAATAGATTTATGGTGTATGTGAAAGATAGTTTATTTGAAGGTGAAAGACAACTAATGATGGTTAACGCTTTGTTTGATCCTATTAGTGGTCAATCAATGATTAACCAGTATGGTCAAGTGGATACTGTAAGAGATCTTGGATCTATGGATTCCACTGTTGATGGAAATGAAGCAGTTCTTAATTTCTTCCCAAATAAGAGTGAGTTTAACAATTATAATGTAACAACACTTTCATACAACCTTAATGAACTTGTTGGAAGTGGAACAACACAAATTGTAGGTTTATCAACTTCTATAGTAAACCGTTCCAATCCTGGCATAGGAACCACAGCACTTGTTCATATTGGTGCTGCAACAACGTTAGCTGGATCTTCTCATGCTGGTGATGAAGTTGAGGTCATCATAGCCACTGTGGGAACCGCATCTACAGATGGTGGAGTATTTAACACAGGATTAGGAACAGCTAGAAGCGATGAATTATATAATCCTAGATCTGCTAAAATGATTGTCTCCGTGGCAACGAGTGAAGGAACTGTTGAATATAATGAATTGAGCATGATCATGCATCAAAACCCTGTAGGTTTAGGATCTACTGTTGCATTTGAACAATATGGTCAATTAACAATTCATAATAGAAGAGATTCTCTTGCTGCAGAACCATTAGGATCATTTAGACCGCATATTGTTGGTCTTGGAAGCACTGCTCAAATCAAAGTTGGATTTACACCGAGGGCTGGAATTGCAACTGCATATATTAACTCAATTACCATAGGAATATCATCTGAAACTCGTGTTGGATTAGGAACTTTACCATTAAAAAATGGAGCATTAATTGCTCAATCATCTACAATACCAGCGAGATCTGCACCTTTCCCTGTGGGTGTTGGTAGTTATAGTGAAGAGTTTGATGCTGCATATGCACTAGTTCAAGTTAAAGATACTACAAATGATAGATATGAGTTCTCTGAAATCATGATGATTGATGATGATACTCGTGTATTCATGACAGAATATGGAAATATTATAACTGGAGCAAGTGTCAATGCAAATGCAACTGGTATAGGAACTATTGGTGGAAGAAGAGATGGGTCAGATTGCTTTACGGAAATATCATATGTTCCAAATGCAAATACAGCTGTCGAAGTTAAAACATTCATTCATGCTCTTAAAGTGCATGAAGATAATAATACTAATAAAATTGAGTTACAGTCTGGATCTATTCAAACTAAGTTTGATGTATATGAAGGAACTTTCTTTGGATCTAAAACTGGTTTCCCAATATTAAATGAAACTAACCAAGTATTTAAAAAAGATTTTGATGGATCTAGCACTGATATAGTTAATCTAACAAATAATACAATTAGTATTCCTAACCATTTCTTTGTAACTGGTGAAGAAGTTGAGTATCGTATAAAACAACCTATAGTAGGATGTACAACTACAGGTGTTGGAGCAACTACAGATTCAATAGGAATTGCTGCTAGTACATTTGTTATTCCAACTGGGATTGTAACAGTTTCATATATACCCGACAAAGCTTTTATTATTAAAGTTAGTGATAGTTTAGTTAAACTTGCATCATCCGCAGAAAATGCACTCAAGTCAATTGCAGTTCCATTAGATTTTACTTCTGTTGGTATAGGATCTTCACATAGTTTAATAAGTAAAAACCAAAATACAAGAGCATTGATAGCGATTGATAATATCATTCAAAGCCCTATTGTAGGTACTGGAGTTACATCATCTCTTACTGCTAATTTTGCGAAGAGTGAGACGATAATGTCAACCTCTGGTATAACCTCATTCTTTGCTGGTGATGTTATTAAGGTTGGTGTTGACACTACTGGAAGTGAGATGATGAAAGTTATATCTGTTAATCACGCTGGAGTGGCTAATGCCATAAGAGTTCATAGACAATGGATGGGAACAAAACTTCTAGATCATAATAATAAGGATCTTATTGAGAAGATGTCTGGTAATTATAATATTGTTGATAGCACTCTTAACTTTGCTGCAGCACCGAAAGGTGGTAGACCCATAGGTGTTGGAAGCACTGGTCTTCCATCGATGGATAGAGACTTTACTGGTATTACAACCACATCAAGTTTTAGTGGAAGAATATTTAATAGATCTGGTCTCGCTGGAGGAAACATTGATGCTTACTCTAGAAACTATTCTATTGATGATATATCTCAAGAATTTACAGGTCAAAAAGAAGTATTTACCCTAAAATCAGATGGTCAAAATGTAACTGGTATTGCCACAAACCTTGGTATTGTAATGGTAAATGGTATATTACAAGGTGCTGGTGATTTAAATGATTATACTTTATCTGAAGTTTCTGGAATTACATCTATAACATTTACAGGTTCCAAAGCATCTGTTGCTAGTGATGTAAATACTGCATCTGTTCCTGTTGGTGGAATTATTATATCAGTTGGATCAAGTGAGGGGTTTGGATATCAAGCTCTAGTTGGTGCTGGTGCTACTATTGATTTTGATAATGCAGGTAAAGTTAAAACAGTTAGTATTGGTAATAGTGGTTCTGGTTATAGAATACTACCAGGCCCAGTGGGTATGGGAACAACATCAATTAGTGGTGTAGGGATAGCGACTGTTGTTAATGTTGCTGTTGCCACATCTACTACTGGAGTTCCAGTTCTTTATAACATTGGAACTGCTGCCGTTCATAATGGTCGAATTGTAAGTATTGCTGTTACAAATACTGGTTCAATACCTGGCATAGGAACTAATAATCCAATATTAGCTGGAACTAATGTGGGATATGGTGCTTCAACATTTACTGCTATAATTGACAAACCATTACCTTATCAAGATATTCCTCTTTGGTATGAAAATACTCATTTCAATCCAGTTGGTGGTGGTGGATCACAGGCAAGAGCAAATATTACAGTTGGAGTTGGTACTACGGGAATTGGCAGTGTAATTGATTTTGAAATTACAAATACAGGATATGGTTATGGTATTGGTCATACTTTAACTGTTCCTACATTTAGATCTGCACCAGTTGGAACATCGACAGATAGCCCTGTAAGTGCATATGCGATACCAGTTGATGATCCAAGCAAACCATTTAAACCTTTCCAGATAACAATTCAAAAAGTTCACTATGATGAATTCAATATGTGGACAATGGGTGAACTTCAGGCTCTTGATGATTTCTCAAATCTATTCAATGGAACTAGAAGACAATTCCCACTCACAGTTGCTGGTGAAGCATTTGCTATACAAGCAAGAACTGGTTCAAACATAGTTGTGCAAAATACCATTATTCTAACACTGAATGACGTTTTACAAGTGCCAGGTGAAGGTTATGAGTTTGATGGTGGTGGAACAATAACATTCACAGAAGCACCAAATGCAACTGACGTAATGAGAATGTTCTTCTATAGAGGAACTGGTGGTGCTGACGTTGTTGACAGAGATATCATTGAAACTGTAAAAGTTGGTGATGATTTACAATTAGGATATAATCCAACTTATAATACAAGAACTTTCGTTGAGTTCCCTAGAGCAGTTCATGAAATCAAATCATCTGATACAGTTGTAACTAATCAATATTATGGAAGAGGTTTAGGTGATAGTGATACTGAAAGAAGACCTGTTAAATGGTATAGACAATTAGAGGATAGGTTTATTGATGGAAAAATTGTTCGTAAAGATAGACCACTATACGAACCTAAGTTATTCCCAACCTCATATTTAATTCAACCAGTTGGTGTTGGTCAAACAGAGATATTCATTGATAGTTGTAAACCATTCTTTAATCCTGAAAATGAGAATCCTTCAGACAGAGGTTTCCAAAAAGAAATTCAGATAGTTAATGCAAGTTCTGAATATGAGTTTCTTGCTGGTGCTGCTGCGACTGCAATCGTGTCTATTGCCAATACAATACAACATTTTTCAATTACAGACGCTGGTGATGGATACACATCTGTTCCTGAAGTTAGAGTACAACAACCAATAAGTATCGGTGGAACTCCATTTGTCGGTATTGGAACTACTGCAACAGCAATCGCAACTGCAACGGTAACTAATGGATCAATATCATCAATCACAGTTGGAATTAATTCTGGAATAGTTGGAACTGGTTATACTAGTGCTGCACCTCCACAAGTTCTAATATCTCCACCTACATATGTTAGGGAGGAGAATAGTATTGACCTATATGAGGGAGACTTTGGTATTATCAGTGGAGTTGGCATATGCACAGATGTTACAAATACAACTTTAACTGGTGATCAAACAGTTGGTATTACAAGTGGAATAGCTTTTGATTTATTCATTCCAAAAGAATCTGCTTTGAGAGATGATAACATCAATAGCCCTAACGCGATAACAAGAAGTGGTATACAAACTGGATATTATTTCACTGTTAGTAATTCTAATCTTGGATCAGGTATCACTGCACTTGCTAAAAGTGATGGTTCTGTCATTGGTATAGGAACTACTGCCCTAGATGGAATATATGAAGTTGCTCATCATGCTGGAATAACGACAGTATCATTTGGTCAAAGCACAACAGAACTAGCAACAAGGGTGTTCTGTAGAGTTCTAGATTGGCATGGTTTAGTTGGTGTTGTTGGTTTAGCTACAGCAAATGCAGGTATAGTTACATCATTCATCGGTGACTTTAGTTGGGGTCGATTACAACTAAATGACAGGCAGTTGGCACAGGCATACACTGTCAATACCAGCAATGGTGTATCTGGTATTAAGACAGGCCCACAGATTAAGAGAAAGGCGGCTCTTAAATCTGACAACTATGTCGTCTAAATAAATAAAAAAAGTGTAACACAAGTTCATGGCGGCTATCATAACGGATCAAATAAGAATATTAAATGCAAAGAATTTTGTTGCTGGTGTATCAACTTCGACAAATTCTTACTATGCTTTTGTGGGTTTACCTAATCCAACAGCGTATCAAAGTGACTGGGATTCAAGTCCTCCAGCACCAGTTGATAATTTTGATAACATGAATGATTTTCATGATACCATGCTTGCTGTAAAAAGAGTGACATCTGCTGACGTAAAGCAAATTGTTCCTAAGTTGAATTGGAACTCTGGAACAACCTATGATTATTACAGACATGATTATAGTATCTCTAATGCACCACCAAACTCTGGTGGAACATCTTTATATACTGCAAACTACTTTGTTGTTAATAGTGATTTTAGAGTTTATATTTGCTTACAAAACGGAACAACTCCAGAAACACCTGATGGAAAACCATCCCTAGACGAACCAACTTTCACAGATTTAGAACCAAGAACGCCTGGTACATCTGGAGACGGTTATATATGGAAATATTTGTATAGTATTAAACCCGCAGATTTAATTAAATTTGATTCTACAGATTTCATGCCAGTTCCAAGAGATTGGGGATCTGATGCTGCAGACGCGGCTGTTAAAAACAATGCTACAGATGGTGGAATTAAAATTGTTGTTGTTAAAAATAGAGGAACTGGTATAGGAACTGCTAACCAAACTTATACTAGAGTTCCAATTAAGGGTGATGGATTTAACGCAGAATGCACTGTTGTTGTTAATAAT